ATGGACGCAATAATATCGCCCGATTATTACTATGTTCTTACCGTTGCTGGTCAGTCTAATGCCATGGCGTATGGCGAAGGACTGCCATTACCGGACAGTGAAGATGCGCCTCATCCCAGAATTAAACAATTAGCGAGATTTGCGCATACGCATCCCGGAGGCCCGTCATGTCACTTTAACGACATTATTCCACTGACTCACTGCCCACACGATGTTCAGGATATGCAGGGTTATCACCATCCTCTGGCAACGAATCATCAAACACAGTACGGCACCGTTGGCCAGGCACTGCATATTGCACGGAAATTACTACCCTTTATTCCTGATAATGCAGGGGTTCTCATCGTTCCATGTTGCCGTGGCGGATCGGCTTTTACAGCGGGCAGCGAAGGGACATATTCAGAACGGCACGGAGCCAGCCATGATGCTTGTCGTTGGGGAACGGATACTCCGCTATACCAGGATTTAGTCAGCAGAACGCGAGCCGCACTGGTAAAAAACCCGCAGAACAAATTCCTCGGCGTATGCTGGATGCAAGGCGAATTTGACTTAATGACCAGTGACTACGCGTCACATCCTCAACACTTTAATCATATGGTTGAAGCCTTTCGTAGGGATCTAAAACAATACCATTCTCAGCTTAATAATATTACTGACGCACCATGGTTTTGCGGCGATACCACCTGGTACTGGAAAGAAAATTTCCCTCATGCGTATGAAGTTATTTATGGCAATTATCAAAATAATGTTTTAGCCAATATTATTTTCGTCGACTTCCAGCAACAAGGTGAAAGAGGACTGACGAACGCGCCTGATGAAGATCCGGACGATTTAAGCACGGGATATTACGGTTCAGCGTACCGGTCACCGGAGAACTGGACGACGGCACTGCGAAGCAGTCATTTCAGCGCGGCAGCCCGTCGGGGGATTATTTCTGACAGGTTTGTAGAAGCAATTTTGCAGTTTTGGCGCGAAAGGTGAGCGTTCATTAATTTGATTTATTCGCATCCATCAGCGCTTTTAACTCCTCCGGCGTAAACGGTGGTTTGCGCCGGTGCAGCATCGCATGGCAATTAGGGCACACAGGAAGTAAATCATTAACTGGATCCAGCTGGTAATCCTCTTTAATGGCTGAAAGCGGCACCAGGTGATGCATATGGATAAAACCCTCAGCGATATCGCCATAGATCTTCACCAGATCAACGCCGCATACGTTGCACTGGCATCCGTGATGTTCGACTGCTTTCTCGCGAGCTTTTTTATCGCGTTCATAGCGGTTTACCGTCACCTTTATCGCCGCACCTTCAACGTAGGTCCCCTGCGACGGCAACTCATCCGGGAACAGAACATCGGCTATGGGAGCCGCAGCGGCTTTATCCTGATGAATATGAAATCCCTGATCTATAAGTAGCTTGACGCATTTAGATTTTATTCCGCCGGTGAAATCCGCAGGGGTAAATTGCGTCCCCGTCATCAATGTCGCTGCGATACCAGCAATCGCCTTCGAGGGGTAACGTCGGCCATGATATTCAATCTCATACAACCGTGCAGGCTGGAACTGATGAGTTTCTCCCGCATCCCATAAATGAATAGCTTTGATGATATACCGCCGAGGAAGATGATCGGGGAGTTTATTCATGGAGAATGTCCTTATACGTTCTCAGAACAAGCAGCAAAAAAACAAATGAGATCAAGGTAATATATCTTCACTTGCAGGCTTGAACAGCAGAAAATTTGCGAGCATGATCGCAATTATTTCACTGCCAGGGATATCAATGGCTTCCAGTAAATCGCTACAGCAGGCAATTGCCAATATAAAAATCTGGCATAAGGGTGAACAGCGCGCACCGCATAAACCATTGTTATTGCTATACGTATTAGCGGGATACCTGAATGGACATCCGCGCCTTTTCGATTATTGTAGTGGAACAGTCTACGAGGATGCAGTTTGAAGTGAGTAAGTAAAGGTTGCTGGAAACGATCAATGCCGCCATACAATGATATTTGAGGATCACCAATGAGTAATAAAAACTACGAAAGTCACCGCAAAGCAATTGTTAGTAAAGGTATACCACCCGCTCTATTAAATAGGCTCACCAATTCGGATGTTCAGGTGATCAATACCTTCTTAACACGAGTGAGCAAACTGGAACTATCTCAACAAGAGAAAGACTGGATCATAAAAATCATCTCTATGGTTTAGACAATTTCAGCCTTGTAGCCTTTCAAGGGTTTTGTGTGGGTACAAACATTATCGAATCGGGATATAGCCGCAGCTGTAGCTGTATCCACATCAGTAAGTTGATGTAGGTTGACTTAGGTTGAGCGAAAAATAGCGAAAAGCCTTGTGTGGCGCGGATTTCAGTCATAAAAAAAACGTCCGTTGACGTCTATTGATGTTCCGATGGTGCGAAGGTGCGAAGGTGCGAAGGTGCGAAGGCCGGACTCAAACATCAAAATAAGTTAATGATAAAAAACAAATAATAAAACACAACAATGAAATATGCCCCCTTTTGTGCCCCCACTGTTTTTCTGACCAATCTATTTTCAGCCCATCAATAAATCGGAAAGTTAAATCATTTTTAATCAGTAAGTTTGGATCCGTAGCTCGGATCCAAACCAGTGCATCTTTTATCCACATAAAAAATTTTTTTTCGAAAGAACTGTTCACACTGTTCACCTTTCTGTTTTCTCCTTTTATTTCAGAGTGATAGGTGGTGAATAATGGGTGAAGGGTGAACATTCGATTCTTCACCTCCGGCATTCTGCCGGTGTGACTCATACCGGTGATTAATCCCCCGTACTGAAATCACTCAGGAAGAAAAAAGTTTTTTTTGATTTGATTGTTCACACTGTTCACCTTTCGTTTTTCTCTTTTAATTTCAGTATGATAACGGGTGAATATACGGTGAAGGGTGAACAGTGGATTGTTCACCTGCGGGGGATATCGGGATAAAAAAAGACCGGCAGATGCCGGTCAGGTGGGTCATGAGGGTCAGGTTGTCGCAGGGTCGTCACATTTTGGCAGCCAGTCGCCGTAGCTTTCCTCTTTCAGCGTCAGGTTGGTCTGTATCCCCTGTTTGGTATGGCGCTTCTCGTAATTCAGTCCGTATTCCTTCAGCATCACCGGCAGCCCCAGCCCGAACATTTTCAGACTGAGTACATTCCGGTAGCCGTTTGCCTCCATGTAGGCCAGATAGGCGTGATAGAGGTATTTACGGTAATTACGCGGGATGATACTGGCGTTCCCCATATACATGCCGCTGGTCTGCGGCAGGGTTTCCAGATAGCCGATAAAATCAAACGTCGGGTCGGCATCCCGTTTGATGTTCAGCGCCTCGTCTGAGTTCTGCTGGGACTGAAGCAGTGACCGGGCGAGCATCGGGTCGCTGAACTTCTGCATCAGGTGACGCACGATGACCGCCAGCTCGCGGGTGATTTTGTCCTTAAGCTGCGGGTCGCGCTCCTGCGGGGCTATCTGTTCCGGGAAGTGAATAATCACCCGCCGGCGTGACACGCCGCCGCTGCGGTCGGTGAAGCGCATCGGGTTATTGTTCACGGCCAGAATCACCGCCGGGATGTGCGTGGAGTATGCATCCCGGTATTTCGGGTCAACGGACACCGCATCGCCGCCGGTGATGGCCTTGAGTCCGGCACCGTCGCCGCTCCATTTTTCCTGGTCCGGCAGGCGTATCAGTGAGAAGCCAGTTAACGCGGCACGTTCACGCGGGGATTCCAGCGTCTCAATGGTGGCCGACGTGGCGTTATCTTCCCCGGCCAGCAGGGTGGCTATTTCGGCCATGATACTTTTGCCGCTGCCGCCGGGACCGGTCACCTCCAGAAAGAGCTGCCAGTCGTAGCGGTTTGCCAGCACCATAAACAGTGCGGCCAGAATCACGTCGCGTTTTTCCGCACGGCCACCGGCGGCACGGTCAAGCCAGCGCCAGAACGCGGGGGCGTGGGTTTCCAGCGTTTCCCCTTCCACCGGCGGGGTGAAATCCACATCACACAGGGTGCGCATCCAGTGTGACGGACTGTGCGGGTGGAACGTGCCGTTCTGCGTGTCGAGCACGCCGTTACGAAAGCCAATCAGGCGGCGGGAGGGGGCTTCCTGCTGCGGAATAATCAGCTTCAGGGTGTCCACCACGGAGGCCACCTTCCCGGAGGAGAACGGCGCGCGCAGACGCTGAAACAGCCCGGCCACATCCCGGGCAAAGTCCTGTGGCGGCAGCACCTTCCAGACACCATTTTCATAGCGGGACAGAAGCTGGCCGTTGGCATCGACCGCGAGCGCCTCGCCGTAATGCTCATAGATACGCATGGCCTTTTCACTGGTACTCATGGCGGAAAACTCCGCTTCGCTCATGGTGTCGAACGGGCTTTCAGCCGGTGGCCGGATGGCATCGTAAATGGCCTTACGGGTGGCTTCCCTGCCGTACTGCGTGAAGGCATCATTCCAGTCACCGAAGACCGGCGGCAGGGCAACAACACCTTCACACGCATCTGCGGCTGCGGCGGCTTTTTTCTGGCCGTCACCGCTGAGGTCACGGTCTGCGGCAAGGACAATCTGACAGGCCGGATGCTTCTGCCGGGCAAGGCTGGCCAGAGAAAGGAGGTTCACGGAAGAAAGCGCCACCATCACCGTTTCACCGGTCAGGTGATGTACGGTAAGTGCGGTCGCGTATCCCTCCGCTATCCACAGACGTTTTCCGGCCTGATTCTGTCCTTCAAGGATGTGACAGGTGCCCCTGACCTGCCCGCCTTTCAGGGTGCGCTTACGGCCGTCAGCGCTGATTAACTGAAGGTTAACAAGTTCGCCGCTGTCGTCATACAGTGGCACCACAAGGTCACCGGCGCGCCAGCTCACGCCACCGGCTCTGTGTGTGCCGGTCAGCATCCGGCATTCCCGGCCGGGAAAGCCCTTGCGGGTCAGGTAGGCGTTACCGGTTCCGGTACGGGTTTTCGCCATCAGGGTTTGTGCCAGTGCGGCGGCGTTCTTCCGGGCAGCGTCTGTTTCAGCACCGGCGGCGGCCGTCACTGCCGGGTCAGCCGGGGGCAGGCTGCCGGTCACGGCAGCCACCTTTGTGGCCGCGTCGGACGGGGAGACACCAAACACCTTTTCAACCAGTTTCAGGCCGTCACCGGCACCACACTGATTGCAGTACCAGGTGCCGCGCCCCTCCCTGTCATCAAAACGGAAGCGGTCACTCCCGCCACAGACCGGACAGGGCTGATGACGGTTTTTCAGCACCTGAATCCCCAGCGCCGGGAGGATACGCGGCCAGTGGCCGAGCGCATGGCTGACGGTGGCGGTTACGTTCATTTTCATGGTGTTGTTCTCCTTCAGTGCAGTACCGGCGCTTTTATGTGACGGGCACAGAGTTCATCCATCACAACCAGCCCGAGAAAGGACAGCGACGGCGCGGCCTTCAGGGGGCCGGATTCCATTAAATCTTCCAGCAGGGCACAGGCTATCTGACGCCCTTTTTCCTCACCGTGCTGGCGCAGATAAAAGCCTTCCAGCTCAGCGGCGATGGCCGCCTCCAGTGATTCAAGGGTGAGATGCGGGTAGCGGTGCTGACGTTCGCACACGGTCAGCCAGGCACAGGCGACAGCGCGACGGTAAAGGGCAGCGCGTAAGACGGGCGGTAAGGGTGTTTTCATTTGCTTTCCTCCCTGTGACAGATGACTGCATTCCGTGCCGGTTGCATTAACTGATAAGGCATATCTGCGTCTCCTGAAGACGTGCGTATCCCTGCGCGAATACGCACATTTAATTTTTCGGGTGTCGTTTTTTAATTACAGATAATTGCGGTAACTGTTATCCGGGGTGATTTCCGGGTCAGGCTCCGTGCGGGGAATTTCCCGCCATTCCCGCGCCACCGGTGCTGCCCGGCTGACCGGAACAGGGTCCTGCGGGTAAATATCCAGATATTTCTCACGCCATTTCTGTAATTCCGGGTCTCCGGCCATTTCTTTCAGTACCGCATGCCGGTTTACGGGGCTGCGTTTAAACAGGTCAGGACGGTCACAGGTAAATTCCCGCAGAAAACGCCCCAGCGGGATGTCTGTGGTGCGCCCGTCAGCGAGGATACGCACAAGGATACTGAATTTACGGCGGTACGGGTTCCAGACAATGTCCGGGCAGCGGTACGGCATTTCCCACGGAATACCGTCTTCCAGAATGCCGACCACGGCCACATCGGGAAAACCGGCAGAACGGTAAATCTCACCGGGCTGGGGAAAATCAAACATGCGTCCTGTCTCCCCGGTCTTTCTGCTGGGCGAGAAAATCGCGGCACAGGCCTTTGGCTTTCAGCTCATTCAGCACAAAATCAATATCTTCATTCAGGTAGCTGAAAATATGCGGAATGTAGAGCTGATGCAGGCCGGAGAGTTCACGGTGAATCAAATCACCCCCAACAAACCGGGATACGGCGCTGGCGCGGTTGAGCTTATGGTAAGCCTCAATGCTGAGGTGTTCACGGGCGTCATGACGCGCTGAGACGGTCTGAGGGGCTTTTTTATTACGCACGGGACACCTCCACCACCGGCAGACGGGCAGCAAGGGAGAGCACATAGTCACGGACAAGGGAACGGCGGGCACTGCGTTCATCACCGGCGACGGTGCGAAGCATACAGATACGGGGATGACGGTCTGTGCGACGGACAGCCGCAAACACAAAGACAAATTCAGGGTGTGAGGGGGTAAGGGTTGTAGCCATGATGGCAGCCTCCTGTGAATAGCAAATAACGCTATCGCCGGAGTTTCCACGCTCGATGGCGATAGCCCAGACGGGGGTGGAAATACCGGCTTCACAGGATACCGGCCAGCCCGGAGGCTGCCCCGCCTGAGCTACCATTGACTCTGCGGCATAATGAGCGGACGCGGGCAGGATGCACGGAATGCCATCTGCACGACTGACCACACACCACACCATAATCTGGCGCTCTGTGGCGTTGATTGCGACACAAAAAAAGACGCATGGCGCGTCATATGTCGCCTGTGAATTGCTCGGGTTTCCACGCCCGGCTGCCGATTTTGCGGCAGCGGAAAAACTATATCCGCAAATGCCGGAAAAAGGCAAGCCAGAAAAAGGGACTTTTTGCAGAGCGGGCATCATCATGCGTCGTACCCCCGTTTGCGTCCGGCAATGCGCCCGGCCATCCATGCGGTGACTTCAGAGTGCAGCCAGGCCACATTTTTACCGCCAAGACTCACCTGCGGCGGAAATTCCCCCTTACGGATGAGTTCATAGATGGTCGAGCGTGACAGGCCGCACAGGTGCATCACTTCCGGAAGACGTAAAAAACGCTCCTGTGTGATGTCCGGCAGCGGCATCAGTGGCGTCACAGGGGCGGGAGACGGGGAAGAAAAAACAGCTTGCATCGGGCTACCTCGTTAATGTCCATACAGCACCGGATAAGTCCGTCCGGCTTCGGGTAGCGCTTTATTTTGTGAATATTTTCAGCAGACGCAACAGGGGGGATTTGTTCCGGCAGCCTTACAATGCTTGTGTATTTTTTGTTCATCTCCACTTAAAGTCATTTAAAGCCACTTAAAGCAATTCGTAATTTTTATAGTGAAATACAAATCGTTTTTTCTTATTCATTCCCGGCGAATTAATAAAAACAAACAGTAATAAACAGCACAAAAAGCCCATCAACGGGTGAACAGTGGTGAACAGACGGTGAACAGTCATTACTGCGATTGTTCACCCTTTAACTTACTGTATTACTTATCTTTTTTCTTATGGTGAACAGAGGTGAACAGTAAAATATAAAAAAAATAAACAGTAAGCCGTTTTTTCCAGCGACCTTTTCCTGGCTTGCCGGTCTGAGGATGAGTCTCCTGTGTCAGGGCTGGCACATCTGCAATGCGTCGTGTTGCTGTCCGGTGTACGTCACAATTTTCTTAACCTGAAGTGACGAGGAGCCGGAAAATGTCTGACCACACTATCCCTGAATATCTGCAACCCGCACTGGCACAACTGGAAAAGGCCAGAGCCGCCCATCTTGAGAACGCCCGCCTGATGGATGAGACCGTCACGGCCATTGAACGGGCAGAGCAGGAAAAAAATGCGCTGGCGCAGGCCGACGGAAACGACGCTGACGACTGGCGCACGGCCTTTCGTGCAGCCGGTGGTGTCCTGAGCGACGAGCTGAAACAGCGCCACATTGAGCGCGTGGCACGCCGGGAGCTGGTACAGGAATATGACAATCTGGCCGTGGTGCTGAATTTTGAACGCGAACGCCTGAAAGGGGCGTGTGACAGCACGGCCACCGCCTACCGGAAGGCACATCATCACCTTCTGAGTCTGTATGCAGAGCATGAGCTGGAACACGCCCTGAATGAAACCTGTGAGGCGCTTGTCCGGGCAATGCATCTGAGCATTCTGGTACAGGAAAATCCGCTCGCCAACACCACCGGCCATCAGGGCTACGTCGCACCGGAAAAGGCTGTCATGCAGCAGGTGAAATCATCGCTGGAACAGAAAATTAAACAGATGCAAATCAGCCTCACCGGCGAGCCGGTTCTCCGGCTGACCGGACTGTCAGCGGCAACACTTCCTCACATGGATTATGAGGTGGCAGGCACACCGGCACAGCGCAAGGTGTGGCAGGACAAAATAGACCAGCAGGGAGCAGTGCTTAAGGCCAGAGGACTGCTGTCATGATTTACTGCCCGTCGTGTGGACATGTTGCTCACACCCGCCGCGCACATTTCATGGACGATGGCACCAAGATAATGATTGCACAGTGCCGGAATATTTATTGCTCTGCGACATTTGAAGCGAGTGAAAGCTTTTTCTCTGACAGTAAAGATTCAGGAATGGAATACATTTCAGGCAAACAGAGATACCGCGATTCACTGACGTCAGCCTCCGGCAGTATGAAACGCCCGAAAAGAATGCTTGTTACCGGATATTGTTGTCGGAGATGTAAAGGCCTTGCGCTGTCAAGAACATCGCGGCGTCTGTCTCAGGAAGTCACCGAGCGTTTTTATGTGTGCACGGATCCGGGCTGTGGTCTGGTGTTTAAAACGCTTCAGACCATCAACCGTTTCATTGTCCGCCCGGTCACGCCGGACGAACTGGCAGAAAGCCTGCATGAAAAACAGGAACTGCCGCCAGTACGCTTAAAAACACAATCATATTCGCTGCGTCTGGAATGAGGGCTGCCGGTTAACACCGGCCGTCGCCGCACACCGTATTTTTATTCTTCAGCATGATGAGAAAGAGATAACGATGGAAAGCACAGCCTTACAGCAGGCCTTTGACACCTGTCAGAATAACAAAGCAGCATGGCTGCAACGCAAAAATGAGCTGGCAGCGGCCGAACAGGAATATCTGCGGCTTCTGTCAGGAGAAGGCAGAAACGTCAGTCGCCTGGACGAATTACGCAATATTATCGAAGTCAGAAAATGGCAGGTGAATCAGGCCGCCGGTCGTTATATTCGTTCGCATGAAGCCGTTCAGCACATCAGCATCCGCGACCGGCTGAATGATTTTATGCAGCAGCACGGCACAGCACTGGCGGCGGCACTGGCACCGGAGCTGATGGGCTACAGTGAGCTGACGGCCATTGCCCGAAACTGTGCCATACAGCGTGCCACAGATGCCCTGCGTGAAGCCCTTCTGTCCTGGCTTGCGAAGGGTGAAAAAATTAATTATTCCGCACAGGATAGCGACATTTTAACGACCATCGGATTCAGGCCTGACGTGGCTTCGGTGGATGACAGCCGTGAAAAATTCACCCCTGCGCAGAACATGATTTTTTCGCGTAAAAGTGCGCAACTGGCATCACGTCAGTCAGTGTAAAATTCCCCGAAAATCCGCCCGTTTTTACTGAAAAAAGCCATGCATCGATAAGGTGCATGGCTTTGCATGCGTTTTCCTGCCTCATTTTCTGCAAACCGCGCCATTCCCGGCGCGGTCTGAGCGTGTCAGTGCAACTGCATTAAAACCGCCCCGCAAAGCGGGCGGGCGAGGCGGGGAAAGCACTGCGCGCGCAATCGAAAATTATGTGTTTGATAATTAAAACATTCTATATGCAGAAACATCACTGCCTATGGATAGCTTCTACTGCCGAACACACACTAATCATCAAAATATCGCACTAAAGCACCCCAATATTATTAAAAGAAAAATACCAAGCAGAATTATCCCTTTCCATATTGAACGTTCGTTGATCTTATAGTGATAAGTTGCTAATCTCCATTAAAAAAGGAGATAACAATGCACGCTTTAGCACCGTATCTTTTCCGCTGCTACAATCCGAACGCAGCCAAAGAACAACGTTATTCAGCACTGAGTAACATCAGAGAACATGATTTACTTGATATACTCGATGAATTTATTAAGCAGTATAATGAAGAATATATCCTTTCTGAAGAAACCAAACAAGTTTTTCGTTTTAATGAGATTACACGCGATAACAACAATCGAGAAATATATGGATGGTTCGAGTCTGGATATTACGGAACAAAGACCGACATAATAAACATTGAAACTGGCGATGTAGACTTCGAAAAGACAAAAAACAATGCTGAAATAATTAGATATTACATACATTTTTATATTCCTAGAGATGTAAATGAAGGCATGGCGTTTTTACATACCTATAGAGGTGATGGTATAAAAACTCTTTTTATGAGATTGTTTTCAGATTATTTCAAGAGGGTTACCAACTTAGTGATTCAAATGAACCCTCTGGCGTATGATAAAGCGATTGAAAAATGGATGAATGCCATTACCAAAGAAATCAAGGTAACTAAATTCCATGGCATTACAGATGTAGCTGAACAAGCCAAAAAGCTAGGCCATAACGAGCAAGAATTAATTATCAAACCGCCTCGAAATGCAGGACTTGGAAGACTTCGAGACTATTTCTCCAGAGGCTCGGAGCAATATCAACTCGTTGAAGTCCTTAAAGAATATGGAGAAACAGTAAAAACAGTTGTTGAATTAGATAATGGCAGAAAAAGAACTTTTCATATTGGAACAACAGCAAGGGGAGCTGTATGTGAAATTTTATTTGATGAAGAACAAGTTGTTTTTTATGATGGCATGCCGGAAATAGCATCACTAAATAATTTTGTTGATGTTATTATCATGGAATATATACAGTTGTTATATCGTGGTGTTACTATAAGGAGAGCGTAATGAGTTCAAAGATAAATATATGCGAAGTTCTTATAGGCCACTTCAGAACTTTAAAAAATGCTGACACTAATAAGATCAGTTTATGGGATATATTTACATTCATAATACTACCATTTATTATTGCTGCCGCATTCTCACTCCTTGGAAGTGGTATAACAAAAGATTTAATATCATTATTAGTTAATTTCAGTGCAATACTAACAGCATTACTGCTTAGCGTTCTTGTTTTAGTATATGATCAAGAATCAAAAATAAGACAAAGAAAAGATATTGATACATTCTATGAATCAAAGAAAGCATTACTCACTGAACTTTATTATAACATTTGTTATTCAATTTTATGTGGAGTTTTGTTAGTCGTGTTGTGTTTTATAGTATCACTGTTTCCTGTCAATCAATCAGGATTCTTTTACGGCAAAACACATGAATATTATGTCAGCATAATAAACACAACTCTAAAATTAAATGTGTTATACTATTTTTTATGCCCACTCATAATATATGTTTGCGTACATTTAATTTTGAATATCATTATGATTGTTAAAAGAATGCACGCACTCTTAACTCTTGATGTGAATGATTAGCTTTTAAATTAACCTAGCCAGCGAGACTACAAAAATTCTGGCTAGGTTAAAATACTATTTAAGTTGTCTAGCAAAATCATATGGTGTAATACTTTCTTTCTTATTTCTATCTAAATAATCTGCCCACCACTGTATCATTAAACGCCTTTCGTCTAAATGCTCAGATGTATGAATATAAGCAGCACGTACATTATTACGTTCTGAGTGACTTAGCTGACGTTCAATCGCATCATCACTCCATAAGCCTGATTCCCCTAATGCTCCACGCGCCATCGTTCTAAACCCGTGCCCGCAAACTTCGGTTTTCGTGTCATAGCCCATCGCACGCAATGCGCTATTTACTGTATTTTCACTCATAACCTTAGTTGCGTCATGATCCCCCGGAAAAAGCAGTTCTTTATCACCACTAATCTGCTTTAACTGGTTTAGCTGCGTATTTTCATGAAAGGAGATCACTCAATAACTTCCATCGAGATCGGGTAATAACATTTGAACAGATCGCTGAATAACATCGATGGAGATCACTTTTGACTCATTTTGTTATTCAGTGATCTCCATCAATGTTATTGGAACTTCACAGGTGTGTTGATCTGTATCTTTTGCCATTCCGGTAAAGGATACCTATGCCAACAGTTCCAATTTCTATGAGAAAACTTAAAGAAATTCTTAGGCTTAAATACGGTGTTGGACTCAGCCATCGACAAATTGGTCGTAGTCTTGCAATCTCCCCTTCCGTTGTATCCAGATATGCTAATCGGGCGGCTCAACTTGGCATAAAGCAGTGGCCCTTACCTACAGGATGGGATGATACAAAACTAAAACATGCGTTCCTTCAGACCCAGGTTAAGATGAAGAAGCACTCTCTGCCTGACTGGGCTACAGTACACCGGGAACTGCGTAATAAATGCGTGACGCTGCAGCTACTCTGGGAAGAATACTGTGAGCGTAATCCAGGCGGTTTTTACAGCTATAACCATTACTGCCGGATGTACCGTGAATGGCTCAAAACCACTTCACCATCAATGCGTCAGGTACATAAAGCTGGCGAAAAACTTTTCGTTGATTACTGTGGACCTACCGTTGGCGTTACCGACCCTGAGACCGGAGAAATAAGAACTGCTCAGGTCATCGTAGCTGTTCTCGGGGCATCAAGTTACACATGGGCAGAGGCCACCTGGTCTCAGCAGCTTGAAGACTGGGTGATGAGTCATGTTCGCTGCTTCCAGTGGTTGGGTGGCGTTCCTGAACTTGTTGTTCCGGACAATCTGAAAAGCGCCACATCCAGGGCATGTAAGTATGATCCTGACGTTAACCCTACCTACCAGCAGATGCTTGAGCATTATAATGTCGCAGTTTTGCCTGCGCGGCCACGTAAACCGAAAGATAAAGCCAAAGCTGAAGTTGGCGTTCAGGTTGTTGAACGCTGGATCATGGCCCGAATCAGGCATGAGATCTTCTACAGCCTTGCATCGCTTAATCAGCGCATTCGGGAGTTGCTGGAAAGACTGAATAACAAAATAATGCAGAAGTTGGGTTATTCACGTGCAGAACTCTTCATCCAGCTTGATAAACCCGCACTGAAGCCTCTTCCTGAAGCCAGTTACAGTTACACCCTGGTGAAGAAAGTCAGAGTTCATGCCGATTACCACGTGGAAATCGACAAACATTACTACTCGGTTCCATGTTCGCTGTTAGGCCAGCAACTGGAAGCATGGATCTCCGGAGAACTGGTAAGACTCTTCAATCAGGGGCAGGAGGTTGCTGTGCACCCGCGCAAGCGTACTTATGGCTACAGTACCCGCAACGAGCACATGCCTGAAGCTCATCGACAGCATGCCACCTGGACGCCAGAGCGTCTTCTGGAATGGGCGGGGCACATAGGCAGTGAAACTCATAGTTATGTGCTTCATATACTGAACTCTCGTCCACATCCGGAACAAAGCTATCGCTTCTGCCTTGGACTCCTGAACCTTCATAAAAAATACAGTAAAGCCAGACTTAATGCAGCATGTGCAAGAGCTCTGAAAACAAAGGTATGGCGTCTGTCAGGTATTAAATCGATCCTGGAAAAAGGTCTGGATAAACAACCTGTTCAGGATCCAAAACCAGATCTGTTATCCACGATGGAACACGAAAACGTACGCGGCAGTGAGTATTACCACTGATACGGGATCCAATGATGAATCATCTTTACGAACAACTGACCGCACTTAAACTCACCGGCTTCCGTGATGCGCTTAAAAAGCAACTTGCTCAGCCGGGCACATACCAGGAGCTGGGCTTCGAAGAACGCCTGTCATTACTGACAGCAGAAGAACTAACCTGCCGTGAAAACAGGAAGGCAGAGCGTCTGATCAAACATGCACGGTTCAGACTTAATGCTGAGTTATCAAAGCTGGATTATCGTAACAATAGAGGGCTGGACAGGGCCTTCATCCGTTCACTCAGTCAGGGAAACTGGTTAACCCTGAAACAAAATATTTTACTGACCGGGGCCACCGGCAGCGGTAAAACGTTCCTGGCATGTGCACTTGGTCATAATGCCTGCCGACAGGGATACAAGGTCTACTATTATCGCCTTAAAGCGCTGATGGAACAGTGCTATCAGGGGCATGCTGATGGAAGATACAGCAAACTTTTGACCAGGCTGAATAATAGCGATCTGCTGCTTCTGGATGACTGGGGGCTGGAACCTCTCTCATCAGAACAGCGTAGCGACCTGCTGGAAATAGTGGATCTGATGTACCAACGAGGCTCAATCATCGTAGTGAGCCAGTTGCCGGTGGAAAACTGGTACAAAATGATCGGAGACTCCACACATGCGGATGCCATCCTAGATCGACTGGTTCATGGCAGTATCAAGATCGAACTTAAAGGAGAATCAATGCGGAAAATACAATCTCCGTTGACCGAAGGAGATCAGTGAAGGTAATTTAAAAACGGTTCTGTGAAAGTGACACGAACCGATCTCCATCGATGTTACTCACCGATCTCCTTCACGGTAATACGCAAAAAGTTAGCTGGATTCTTAGGCCATTAGAAATTCCAACATCTTTAGAGGCTTTAAAACTCGTAATAATGGAATCGTCAATTTTAATTCCGTCTCGACAGATGACCGAAATAATTTGCTTCTGGTCACGCCAGCTTTCCAGAGTGTCGATGAAGTTTTCCACCAGCTTATTATCTCTTGAGATGAGGATACTACCGGATTCACCAACCACAACCACACCACTGATTGAAATAGTTCTGGGTGAACGCATTACATTATCTGTGACAGCCTGCCCTGATTGCATATTTTGAGTGGTAACCATCATAGGGCTATCAAATTCCATGTTCTCAGTAGCTGATAGTGACAAGAAATTATCTGGTTGGCCTTGTAGATGGAAGTAAACACCATCTTTGCCACTGTAACGAAGCTGATTAGTGTAAATCATTAAATTCTCCTTTGATTTCAAAGGCTTAGTGTATTTTAAGTATTTTTAACTAATCCTTTGATATATAAGTGTTTTCTCTGTTAAGCGTGAGCTACGTGAAAAATAATTTTTTAGTGTGGGTATTAACTTTGCTTTATTCACGTAGCATTCGACTATTATCAATCATCTTCTGGGAATGATGAACTTAATAGCGTAGCTTCTGCGTATTGGTCGTAGATATTACCGCTAAAGGTCATAAAGCTGGTTTCATCTGGTTTAATGGCAACTTCACCACCAAGTGAAACTTTCACAGGCTCCTGAATACGTTTACTCAAAGCGGAGATTTCATCTCTCAGGCTTTGGATATCTGCACTCGTTAATGCTGAATCTTGCTTAATGTTGTTTAATTCTGGATGCTGGAAGTTAGCAAGATTCATGGCAGCACTATTAAACCACCCTTTAACATCATCCATAGTGAAAGCGGGTTTAAGTCCAGACTCTTTAGCTAGCTCTGGTAATTTAGCTTGTGCTTCCATTCGTTCAGGCGTAGAAGCTAATCTCTCATAACCTGCATAGATTGCACTACCAGTTAATAGCATATTCCCAAGATTAAACCTTGATGGTTTCCCGTTCTTTTTATTTACGTTATCTGCTGTAGTATCAGCGACCTGACCTAATCTTGTGATAGCAGTCATAAGCCCGTAAATACTTCTAGTTACACCAACAACTTTATTTACAGCAATAACACCAGCCAAGACTTTTAAACTATTAATCAAGCCAGAACCTAAAGCATCAACAACTTTCTTTTGTTCATCGGTTAAACCACGATAAGCTAATGTCACCTCATCAAAGAACGCTCTCACCCTGTAACTAATATAAGTCAGGTTATCGATACCATGTGACATATCACTCATCAAGCTACCAAGACTTTCACCTAATGTTTTACCACTTCCATCTAAACTATTTAAAAGCGTTGTTAAGCTTCGTGTAAAATCTTGCAGACCATTTTCAGAACCTTTGAAAATATCCGTTAATGAGTTATTCCAGGTATTCTTTAAGTTCCCTAACATTGTCTGCGTAGAGTCCTGAATAGCTTTCCAGCCACCTCTTGAATTAATCTGTGCACCAAGTTCTTTAGCAAACTTAGGGAGTGCATCAGAGGCTTTAACATCACCATTTTTCATCTTATCGAAAAGCTGTTTTTCAGTCAGACCTAAAGCCTTTGCAAATGCCTGAGTAGCACCCGGTAAAGCTTCAGATAATTGCCCCTTCAACTCCTCAGACATCACCTGCCCCTTAGAAGCCATCTGCGATACTGCGGTTAATGCTCTTTGAATCTGCTCATCTGAACGCCCCATTAGACGGGCATATCCAGTTAAGTTTTTAAATAATTCCTCTGAGCCTTCAAGACCCATCGTATTCTTTGCAGATGCACCGAATGAGGCAAACTGAGCTTGTGTTTCGGTCGTGTCCATACCCGTGACTTGAGTTAAATCCTGAATGAACTTTTTAACCTGTGTACTTTGGTCACCGAATACGAAATCAATACTTCTTTCCGATGATGCACGCTGTAAACCAACTTCCATAATCTTCTGATAACTGGCTAATACAGCTTGCATTGAGATAAATGCACCTGCTGTTTTAACTGCTGCTGAAGACAGGTTATCAAGACTATTAGCTGCTCTGTCACCATTAATGCTGGTGGATGTATGACCTCTGGCTTTAGCAATTGCTTCTCGTACACTTGAATTTAGTTTAGCAAGGGCTTCATTAAACTTGGTGTTATCCATCTGACCAGCTTTACTACTTAATGCGTAAAACTGGCTCTTAATGTATTTCTCGACAATTGGGTTAAGACCTTTCAGTTTGGTCATACTCGCTGAATAAGCTGCTGTGATTGCTCTGCTTCCGCTAATTCGTGGTTGCCTTGATTGTCTAAGTGGCTTTAAAGTATCCTCAATTTCCGTTTTAATCTTAAACGCTTTAGTGTTTTTAAGACGCTGCTCAATCTTGGAAACAGTTTTATCGACATTTCTTTCCATGACCTTGAGAGAATCATTTAAAGGCGTAGGATTAACTCTGAATGCTTTATTTAGTCGTTTTTCAATTCTTGATGCGATTTGCATCGTTTGTTTCTCGGCTTTTTCCAAGCCTTTTAAAACTTTCTGAGAGTTAAAACTTAACTCAATCAGGAAGTCATCAACTTTAAACTGTGCCATTATTCATATTCACCTCATACAAAAAAGGGGAGGACCAACCAATTAAGGTTAATCTCTCCCCGTATTTACCCAACCAATTCTTTTTTAATGTCGGACAAGATAATGTAGTTCCGTTTCACCTATAATTTGAGCATCAGAAGGAATACGGTCAATACACCACTTTGGAATCTTGCGTGTTTTTGGTTTGTGTGAGGTGATGTAATGACGGTTATTCTTAATTCGTAGCTTTTGTCTATTTGGTTGTAGCTGGAGTCTTTCGCAAACAGACCGAATAGTCTCTAAACGTTCTTCAAACATTAATCACCTCACATATTGCATAATCAAACAGCCTTGCTAAATTCTCGTGGAACACTCAGAAAATCATTGAAGCTGATAATCTGTGCCAACTCTTGACGGTACTCCTTAGCCAGCGCTTGATGGTCACTAATCAGCTTAGCCAGTCTTGATTTCAGCAAATTAATCTCATTTTCTCTTGCTTTCATCAGTTTCTCTTTGGCAATTTCTTCAAGCTCAGCTTGTGATTTATCAGCAACAATTAGAGACAGTCGATGTGGCGCTCTAATGGCTCTTTCTGTACGAACAACTCTTTGACCTTCTGGTAAATCTGCAATCACTTTACCAATCTCTACAGGGTCATACCCCCAACCGTCACGGCCTAGTCGAGAGAAATAAGCATAAGGATTGGTTTGAAGCTCCATCAAAATAGCCATTTCGTCAATTTCGTCTTCAAGCTTGGACTGAATTTTCTCGTAAACACTTCTCATTGCTTCTTGAGAGTCTTTAATAGCTTGGAAATATCGGCGTTGTAGCTTCAACTTCAAATCAAGTTCACACCGTTCGTTCATAGAAAAATCAATTTCAACTCTTGGAATCTCGAGTGGTTCTGGTGGAATATATGGACCTTTATTTACTTCGTGTGATTCCCGCCAAGCTCTATCAAAAGATTCACGCAAACTTAATTCGTGAATATCAAGTGCACTTGGTCTGTTCTCAACAATCATTTCGTGTTCATTACGAATAGACATTATTTTTTTCACCTCATTGGTTTTTGTTTGTTTTTCAATTTATAGAAGCACACTCAGCAATCAGAGGTGAAGAGTCTGACTGAACAAGAACCTGCCAAGTGTGCTTTTAAAAACTGAAAAGCCCTAAACATAGGTGATTCGGATATTCATGGAATCATCCTTATCTGTGAAGGGCTTTGGAGGTTTGCTTATAACGTTAACGAAGTTTCAGGAAAACTTTCTTTAAAAGCTCTGTTTAAAAACTCTTAAAGAAACGCCCTAATCATGAGTCAGGGCAAAGCTGTAAAGGATTCAATGAATGAACAAAGATTTTTGATATGGCCTATTTAGTGTGGGCTAAATAAGCCATGACGAAAAGCATTGCACCTTTCAGAATAACTATCCCTAGATGTAGATGGAATTGTTGAAAGAAATAAGAGAGAATTGCTCTCCCATAATTAAAATTATGCCATGCTTAAGGTTATTTGTCAACAGCTTTTTAACAGATTGGTAACATCAATTTTTATTTACTGTGTTACCTACCCAGCAACCAACAAATAAGCCAAGCAGCGTCCAAGCAATTATTAAACCCATTAGTGAGCCCTCACAGAATCCGTCACCAAAATACTGTCGCCATACAAAATTGCTATAGCCGCCTTGAGATATTTTTCAGGGCTAACGCTGTATTTGTTCGTTTCTTCGATAACAAGCCTTTTCATGTTTGAGTCGGTAACGGGAAACATAAAACGTGGTTCACCAGTTTCAATTCCCTGAATAAAACCTTCAATTGCTTCTGAGTTTTCAGCCATTAGCTTTAGTAATTTATCAAAGTCAATTGATACACCGGAATCAGTGAAAGCCTGCACCATCGTAGCAGTGTCGCTATCAATGAAAATCTGTAATTCATATTCGTTCATTTTTAAAATCTCCTTTTTTACCAGACCTCCTCAATCGCTCTGTAACGAGCTAAATAGTCTTTTTCAGGGGTAGCCTGTACAGTGGTATTACCCACCCTAAAATAGGGTAGTTTTTTTTGCGTTAGAATGCGATTGAGAGCGTCTGAGAAGCTGTTTTTCTAATTTCTCTTAAAGTCTCGGACTTGCATAAGATTTTTTGGTCTGGTATCGGCTCTGTTACCATTTCGATGGATGATTTGCTTATTGGATTGATAGCCATGATAAAGGAACCAGACAACATATTTCACGCAGAAAGTGTATCGGCCTATATTAAATGTTTTGTTGCCGTAGTCGTCGGTATTTATCGTGACCGACTCTCCATCAGACCAGCACAGGGAATCACTGGATTCATCATAGGTAAGTTGTTCTGTAAAATATCGCCTAACATCTTCATGCCAAGGTTTCATAAAACCTCCTCACCCCAATAACCTAATTCAATCTTGTGACGCTCAAACCATTCCGGTTTAACTGCTGCTTTCAGTGTTTCATTTGGGCCAATGACTTTAATGAAAATATCTCTTGAGTTAAAGATGTCACCGAATCCGTTTCCTTTAATCAGGAGGTCGGAGATGTAGCGAATCATTTTATCTGTGTGGTATTCAAAGGTAACGCATAGCAT